CAATCTGCGCAGATTGAATAGTAATATAAGAGACACAGGTGTCGAGTATATGAAGACCAACCATATAGATTTGTATAACTATTATCTACAAATGACGTGTCCGAAGAAAGTCGCGTTTGTTCATTTCGCGAAAACGGGTGGTGTGTATGTAAACAAGTATTTAAAAACAACATGTTTGAAACCATATTTAAAATATTTCTCTTGGCATTTAAATTTAAACCCGTACAAAGTTTCTGGTAGGGATTGGACTATTGATGAAATGCATAAGATATCAGTAGAAGCGGGCGATTATTCCTTTCTCACTCAGCACCATATAAATTGGGATATTGATACGGTAAAAAAATTTAAAGAGAATGGATGGTTTACTTTTATGTTTTTAAGAAAGCCTGAAGAATTATTATGTTCTCTTTTTAATTGGAGCAGTGAGCAGAACGTTGAATTAAGACCAGGGTTACCTAATCCTACAAGCATTGAAGAAGCATTTGAGCTTGCTGTAAAGTGTAAAGGATTTGAACGACTATGGCGAATTCCAGATTATATCGATCAACTTGATTATGTAGCTGAATTTAACGATGCAAATTTTAGTAAATTTTTACTCAAATACTTTGGTGAAATATATGAACCGAGACCTAAATCTAATACAAGTCTGAATAAAGGATTTAATTACTATTACCAAAACGGAGACATTTCAGAAGAATCGGTTAACAAGCTTATTAATCATCCGGAATATAAAAAAGTACTGACACGTCTATCCTAGCCATTCACAGTTAGCAATATGCTGTTTATATAATCCTGGTTGCCGCTGCTTTAAATTATATTTTTCAAGTATATTAGGGTTAGTAAATTTTAATACATAACTCAGTACATATTCAAGTTGCGCCGATGGATCATCTACTTCTAAATGACACCTTCTTTGACGAGTTTTGTTAACTAACTGTTCTAAATCTCTAACAGGGTAGTGATTAATCCATGCTGGTAAATTTATATTACAAGGGTGACCTGTAGCGCAATTATTTGTATACGTATATTCAGGTTGTTGTCCTATGCAATTAACTGCTCCTGATATAAAATGATGCGGATTGTTAGGTCTTTGTGGAGTTGTACGATTTACATTAACTAATGTTTTAACCATTTGACATGGTCTGTAAACAGATGGATATTTGTCAAATATACTAACAGTAGAACTATAACTACCTGAATATCCCATAGGAGAAAAATTTTTCATTTGAAGCTCAATTGCAGAGAAATTGGACATTTGATTTAAATATGAATGTAAATTATCTTCATGAGTCATAACAATATACTCATCAACGTCGGTGAGTATTAACCAATCAATATTATCCTCTTTAGCAGCCTGCATAAATTTCTCAAATACTCCAAATTTAATAAATCGATCTTTCTCAGTAGCTTTAAACCACCGCGTATTGTTAGGAAATGCAGGATATAGATCTATAGGAGAAAAATCATCATATATATAAAACGTATTAACCCCTATTAATTTATGATAATTGGCCCATTCTTTAACCTCGTACAGTCTGGTGCTACGTGTCATGGTTGCAGCGCATATATTCACTATAAATAGTTAATGTATATTGTGATAGATGTAAAGGCATTCTTAAGGAAGTATCAAGGTCATAAAATTAAATACATACCCAACCCAGGCAACGCTGGAGATTCCCTTATAGGGCTTGCTACTGTACAGATGCTTAAGGAGCTAAACATTGACTATGAATTTTGCAAGCCTCCTGAAATATTTGAGGGGAAGACAATTTTATACGGTGGTGGTGGTAATTTGATTGGAAAATATAGTGGGTGTAAAAATTTCTTACTAAGAAATCACAAAAGAAATGACATCGTAGTCTTACCTCACGGGGCTGTGGATGGACCGGTCCGACCTGAACCAATTAAAGCCAGCAACTGCGACTCCGTACTGGAGAATCTTTCTGAAAACGTTGTTTTGATTGCTAGAGAAAATACCTCTTACGATTATATAAAATCTAAGATGAAGCATCCAGACAACGCCCTGCTTTCCGATGACATGGCTTTTCATATTAAAAATATAGATAAATATAAAAGCACAAGCTGCGTTGGCGTATGTAACGCATTTAGAGTTGACAACAATGAGCGCAGGCAATTCCCTAAAGACAATAAAGATATATCAGCAGATCTTCAACGCCCAATGTTTATGAAAACTTGGTATACCCCTGACGACGTAAATATACAGGTAGAAAAAAACTTAAGTATTGCGACAGATAATTTGTTTTCTTATCTTTCAAAATTCGAAGAAATTAATACTGATCGATTACATGTTGGTATTGCCGCGGCCCTAATAGGTAAAACAGTTAACCTGCACTCAGGTTCTTACTATAAGGTTGCAGGGGTATATAATTTTTCTATGCGCGGTAAGTTTAATAATGTAACATATCATGGACATTAATATATTGTGATAGATGTAAAGGCATTTTTAAGGAAGTATCAAGATAGCCATTTAGGGGGAATCTATTACAAAGACAAAATAGTAACTATCGTAAGGGAAAATATCGGTAACAAAAAAAAGGCGTTAGAGGCTTGTTGCGGGTGCGGAATTATAGGAAAAACTTTACTCGAGAGCTCATTGGTAGAAACTATGACTTTTTCAGACATCCAAGATTTGTCAAAAGAACATGAGGATTTTATTCAATCTGATGGATTAGATAATGTTAGTGAAAAATATGATTTAGTGGTATGTAGCCCTCCTTGGTATAATTCAGAAGAACCACCTGGTCCGTTTTTATCTAAAAAACCCAGCATACTATGGAAGGATTTAGATTGGCGATTTCATAAAAAGTTTTACAAAAAAATTATTGATGTTTTAGCTGAAGATGGTTCTTTGCTTGTAACAAGTTGCTTCGGAGCTAGACAACCCGAAGATTGGGTTGATATGTGTGATTTAAAACTTAAAAAGGTTTTTATTAATGAATCTCCTATTGGTACTACCTACCCTAGTAATTATATACTATGGTGGACACACTAACAAAAATCATGGACATTAAAGGTTTAAGGCAGCACTTAACTCCATTTATTAATTTAATTAAAGATTCCGGTGTTGAATATTTTTGGGTAGCTGGTGGATCAATAAGGGATTATTTTGTAACAGGTGGTACTACCCCAAGAGATATAGACATTTGGTTTCCAGACATAGAAAGTAGAAACATAGTCATAAAGTATTTAAAACTAATTGGGTTTGAAAGTGTTAGTTACTTACCTAGAGATCGTGGAGAAACTTTTAGTTTAATTAAAGAATCAGTTCCAAAAAAATATGTCCACTTAGCTAAAGGTTCAAAACACGAATATCATTCAATGGACATAGGGTGTTGGGACGGATTGTCGGCGGGATGTCATGAATTAACTAAAACGCCTCAGCAGTGTATTGACAAATTCGCCTACACTATTGAGATGGCGGCTCTCGATAGTTGCAGTGAATTCATTTGCCATCCAGATTATGAGCATCATATATCAAAAAATATATTAGTTATTAAAGCTAAACAAGATTCTTTCCCACGAGCGGATAATAGAAGATTATTAAAATACATAGATGATGGATTCACTATAGACCAAGAAAATTTACTTTTATGGTTAGAAAATCAAGAAGCATCATTTGAATATAGAAAAAATATAAAAAAGGATAAATAATTTAGTTAAGCCATTGGGGCAGTAGGATGATATATGTATTGTATGGACAGCCAGGATCAGGCAAGACTACTCTAAGTCAGCTGCTATGTACACACATACAACATCAGCCTGAAGGAAACGAAGCTGTAATTATAGATGGTGATAAGTTTAGGAAGCTATTCAAGCAGACTGACTATAGTACTACGGGCCGAGAGAATAACATTACAGCAGCAAATACAGTCGCGACTTATATAAGTCAAATACAACATGTAGATGTAATATTAGCACTAGTCAATCCTTATGCCCATCTTAGAGCAGAACTAAGAGTGAACAATTCACAAGTCACAGAGATATTGTTAGAGTCAGATAGAGACCTGAGAAGAGACTATCATGTAGATGATTTTGAACTAGGAGAGCCAGATCACATAATCAATACGGATAGTTCACCAGATGATACGTGGAGTGTATTGAAAGGATTACTGTTTAAACCTAGACGGTGGTAGAGAGAATAAATAATTTAAATGTATACAGGAGAACAAGCAGTATATTCGCTAAGTGGATTTTACGGTACTCACCTACAATCCAAAGTTAAGGGATATGATAGATTAATTGACAGGATTACTTGGAGTCTTGGATATCCAATGATTAATCTTGAGGTTCATAAAAATCAATTAAATGAATTTATTACTATCTCTTGTGAAATGTTCTCAAAGTTTGCTGGATATACTGAGGAATTTTTAGTATTTGATTCTATTTTATATGAGCAGGGTAGAGGTATTAGACTTGATAAGTTATTTTCTATAACGCCTGAATTAAACAATGCATATCAAGCTGTAGATTTAACAATCTCTGAAAACAATAGCAGGTCTACTACAACATCAATGACTAACGCTACATCTGCTATTATGTATCAAATTCTGATTAATGATGAAGATGATGATCCAACGGAATATGTGATCAAATATACTGATGCGACTACAAAGCATTCTCGTGTAGGTAAAATATTTTTAACGACAAGATTCTTAAGTGGAGCCGGTTCTGTGACTTTTAGTGAGTACGGTGTCTTACATACATCATCTAATGATATACTAAGTGTGACTGTAACAACATCGGGAGCTTCCGGAGAGTACGTCAATATTATTGGTACTCCTAATTCAACTGGTACTGGTATAGTTATTGCTAATGATTTTGTTAGTTCAACGCAAGGATTAACAGCTCAGCAAAATAACCTGGCTGGTTATGATACATTAATTGAGAATTATAGACAAGTGATGGAGTGTTATAGTTTTGATGAAGGCTCATCTGCCAGTATTAATACACTATTTACTATTGAGCAAACACTAGCACAGCAAACTTATTTTAGTTATGCTATGGGCAATTATGGGTTTGACTTAACGAGCTGGTATACAGTTAAGCAATTTTTAGAAACCAGAGAAAAACTCTTGACAATTAAAAGAGCGTATAAATTTAATCCTGAGTCACAATATTTGACAATGTACCCAGGACCACTATCTTCGTCTCCGAGATTTTATGGTATCATCGCTTGTTATGTTGAAAAACCGCTATTAGATATAATAAAAGAACCATGGGTATATCAGTATGCGCTAGCATTAACAAAAATTGGTATTGCTCGAGTTAGGGGTAAATATCAAGGTGTTAATTTATTTGGCGGTGGTGCACCAAATTATTCTGAGTTATTATCTGAAGGTAATACTGAAAAGAAAGAACTAGAGACGATGTTATATGAAGGTACACCAGGATTCGGAGACGCTGCACCTCCAGTGTTCTTTGTCGGATAATATGAGACGAACTTATCGTCAGCAATATAAGCAGGGTATATATAAACCCGTCGACAAGAACAAGTATATAGGTATTAAACTGCCAAAGTATAGGTCTTCATGGGAGTTAAAGTTTTTTCAATGGTGTGATAGAAACATTAATGTTTTAGAGTGGAGCTCAGAGTCAGTCGTTGTGCCGTATATAAGTCCAGTAGATGGGAGACCTCATAGATATTTTGTTGACAATGCTATTGCTATAAAAGAAGATGATATTATTAAGAGGTATTTAGTTGAGATCAAGCCGTATAAGCAAACTATACCTCCAAAGGAAAGTAAGCGAAAGAAGAAGTCTACTTTGTTATATGAGCATATGACGTATTCTGTAAATCAGTGTAAGTGGAAAGCCGCAAGAAAATATGCCAAGTCGAAGAATATGGAGTTTATTATCTTAACAGAAAATGAGCTACCTCTCAAGTAATTACGTGTGAAAGATATAAATATTTCAGAATACTATGGTCCATAAATTATTAGTTGAGCCTACAGGTTCTCGCAACATTGAATACGTTATTGAGGAAAAGAATCTTAATGGAGATAAAGAGCCTCGCATGTTTATTGTTGGTGAGTATATGTGTGCTGAGAAAGAGAACAAAAACCACCGCGTATACTGTAATCAAGAGATGTCTAAGGAGGTCTTAAGATATAATAAGGACTTTATTGAAAATAAGCGCGCATTAGGGGAATTGAATCATCCTGAGAATGCTGAAGTTAGTCTTGACAGAGCTTGTCACTTAGTTACAGAATTATATATGGACAGAAATACCTGTATGGGTAAGTCACTAGTATTAGATACTCCATGTGGTAAAGTATTACAATCTCTTATTAAAGATGGTGTACAGTGCGGTGTTTCTAGTAGGGCGTTAGGAAAACTTATACCTATGGAAGGTAAGGAGGACACTAATAAGGTTGAGGATATGAGGTTAATTGCTATTGATTGTGTTGCTGATCCTTCCAATCCCGGTTCATTTGTTAATGGTATCTTAGAGTCTAAACAATATGTACTATCTGATGCTGGTAAATTTGAAGAAATATATGATCAATTTGAAGATGCACTTGCGACGTTACCCACGAAAGACGTTGAGGATTATTTAAAAGAACAAGTAATGCAATTTATCAGTAAACTACAGGGAAAATCATAAATAATTAAGACAATGGCAAAACATAAGAAAAATAAAAAAGATCTCCCGCATTGGCTAAAAAAGGGTAAGAAGGGTAAGAAGGATAAAGGTGAGGATGTAAACTCAGAGTCTGCAAATATAGTTAATTACATTAAGTCGATTTCTGAGAAAAATTACGCGAAAGCTAATAAATATTTACACGCTGCTATTGAAGACAAGATGAAGAGTAAGATTAGAGGCACAGCAAGTACAATGGAATTTTAATCATGGCTAATATTAAGGACACACTTAAAGAAACTACAAAAGATCTGCTATCTGAGGATGCACTCAATCAAATTGAATCTGTATTTGACGAAGCGGTTAATGCCCGTGCGCATTTACAAGTTGAATCAGCCATTGCCAAGCAGGACGAAGACCACGCTGGTAAAGTGCAGACCCTTCTAGAAGCGATTGATGATGATCACTCGAAAAAGCTTGAGAATATTGTTGAAGCAATTAACGGTAACCATACAGAAAAATTAAAAGTAATTGTTAGTAGATATCAAAATGTTATTAATGAAGAGGCGGCGAATTTTAAGAGTACATTAGTTGATACGATTAGTAATTATCTCGAGCTTTATCTTGAAAAGACCTTCCCGGCAGATATGATGGAAGAGGCTGTAAGTAATAAGAGATCTGAGTCTGTACTTAAGGAAGTAAGAAAGCTTTTAGGTGTTGATTTGGCACTTGCTAAAGATACTATTAGAGAAGCAGTCGCTGATGGTAAGAATCAACTCGTTACTCAAAATGGTAAGTTGAATACTCTTGTACAAGAAAATGCCGAATTGAAAACAAAAGTAGCGATTCTTGAGTCAAATACTACGCTTGATGACTTGTCGCAGAATCTTCCAGACCATAAAAAGAAATACATATATAAGGTATTAGGTGGTAAAGACTCAGAATTCATTAAAGAGAATTTTGATTATACTATTAAATTGTTTGATAAAGAGCTCAACACTGAAGTCGAGCAACTAACAGAAGAAGCTTCACATAATGTAAGAGGTAAAGTTGATACAGTTATGGAAAGCCTCGATGTTCAATCAGAGCTCCCAGCTGGTAATGTAGATGATGATCCATTATTTAGAAAATATATGGGTGAGCTCGGCAAATATTAATTTTTATTGAGGTACTTGTTACCTGAGAAACAAAAAAGAAAGGAAAATCACACGTAATGAAAGAATCAATTAGACCTTCGCAGTCCTACATTGATGAGAATCGATCGAAAGCGTTGCTTGAGAAATGGAGTCCTGTATTGGACTACAGTTCTGATAAAGTAGCTGTTATCGAAGATGATCACACTCGTTTGAATACAGCCATTCTCTTGGAAAACCAAGAACAATGGTGTTTGAAAGAGGCAGCTCCTACGCTACCTGGCCAAGCTGGCGCCACCGGCTCCTTTGGTCAAGGCAGTGACTTAGGCGGCGGCTCCTCTTCGGACTCGTATGCATCCGGTGATGCTCGTTTACCTAAGATCCTCATCCCAATGATACGGCGTACATTCCCTGAGCTCATCACTAACGAAATCGTTGGTGTTCAGCCCATGAGTGGACCTGTCGGACTTGCGTTCGCGCTCCGTTATTACTATGAAGCTGAAGCACTTGGTGCTTCGCAGGGTGGTGTTGCCGACGGATCTTTATCCGACGGAACCAACGCTGGTCCTACCTTCAACCAGGCATTTGCCGATACTAAAGAAGCCGGTTATCAATTCCTCGATACACGTTTTACTGGTACATCCAGTTCTCGTTTGTCAGGTAATTCGACCGACCTCGATCCTATCGCGATTGACCAAGGTGTTGCAGAGCTTCTCGGTAGCTATGAGTTGACATCTAAGATTCCACAAATGGTTGTCAAGTTTGAGAAAACTGCAGTCGAAGCTGGAACTCGTAGATTGGCTGCTCGCTGGACGGTTGAATTAGAGCAAGACCTCAAGAACATGAATGGTATTGACGTTGACACGGAGTTGACTAACGCTATGAGCTATGAGCTCCAAGCCGAAATCGACCGTGAAATGTTAATCCGCATGATCCAAGTCGCTCTGACAGCCGGTTCCGGTACAGGTTACTCTGTATGGCACGCGGCAAGCGCTGACGGTCGTTGGATGGCTGAACGTAATCGTGACCTCTATCAGAAGTTAATCGTTGAAGCTAACCGCGTTGCTGTGCGTAACCGTCGTGGTGCTGCAAACTTTGTTGTTGCAACACCCCGCGTTTGCGCGATTTTGGAAATGCTTCCAGAATTCAACGGCATGCCGGTTAACGGATCTGTTAATACACAACCTGTTGGCATTGCCAAAGTTGGTAATCTGGGTGGTCGCTTTAATGTTTACCGTGACACTCGTACAGAGGCACAGTTCTATAATTCCAATCGTTCGACTCGCGTTGAGTACGCCCTCTTGGGCTACAAAGGCCCTGAGTTCTACGATACTGGTATTATCTACTGTCCGTACATCCCTGTCATGGTACAACGTACAATCGGTCCCAACGACTTCTCACCACGAGTTGGTATGTTAACACGCTATGGCGTTGTTGACCATATCTTCGGTGCGAACTTGTACTACCACGTTGTCATTGTTAATGGCTTAGGTACTGCGTTTACCCCTGGAAACCAATCCGTATATATGTAATATATACTTTGCTTTTCAGAGCAAACAAATCACAACCCATCCCTTCGGGGGTGGGTCTTTTTTTGTACTGTTGACTAAGTACCTATAGTGAAGGACAACGATCAAAAATTAATTTGGGAAGCTTATTTACAGGAAAGTCACGGTGTAGATAGAGCTGCGCAAGCTGCATTACAAGAGTATGCTAACTATAAAGAACGCTGGAAGGCAGAGGAGGATGCTATGGTTGATAGGACCAATTCAGTCCCGGGCGACCCGGAACCTGATGATGACTGGATAGAGAAGCAGCGGGCAGAAGCCAAGGCGATCGGCATTAGACTGTCCGCTGAACTTGACCTAAACCTCAAGAAAATTATTGCTGAAATGCCAATTGATCCAGAACGACCAGAACATCGGCCTGCGCGTGATCTCTGGTTGGCTTTATCCAATGCAGCGGATAATGAAGAAAGTCTTTTCGATAACGAAATACAGCAATTCGCTCATGTGCTCGGCTTCGATAATGACCGCATTCAAGCGATAGCCACACGCATAGGTAACTTCGGTAACTGGCAGGGTAATTAATTACTGCCTAGGAGTCTTACTAAACGGAATATCAGGATCAATCAATCGATTGTTCAATAAATCCACATGAGATACTCTTGTTGGATTAATATCAATTCCACCACGGCGTGCATATAAGCAAGTTACAGCAAGTTCGGTTGGATTAAATTTGTCCAACAATCGTTTATATATGCACTCGCAGATTTCCTCATGAAAATGGTTTTCATCTCTGAACGACACAATATATTTCGCTAAATTATCGGGCCGTAAAGTCATCATACTTTTCATGTAAATAAAAACATCTCCCCAGTCTGGCTGACCGGTAACTCGACAATTAGATTTCAGTAAACTGCTATGAAACTTCTGATGATTAAGGTAACTACTGCGGCCATGATATCCGTTACTAGTTAATAGATCTGGATCTTCATTAAACGTATCAAAATTAATATTATCCATTAGGTCAATATCATCTTCGATAGTGACATATCCCTTATGAAAGTAGGGTCTATGCTCCTCTCTGAGCGTGTTTGATGGTGTATACAGTGTCACTGTAACGTTCGTGTTTAGCAACTCAGAGAGATCAGCTTCAACATATTCCTTAATACTATCTAAACACTCTTCACTGGTCTGTCCAAATCGTGCCATATTAAAGGAATTTAGATATAATTTAATAGATTTTGATTCAACGATATACTCATTATCGCAGGGATACATAATCTTAGCAATAGCCGTAACGGGAAGCCCCTTCTCTGTCATTGCTGAGACCTCATAAGCATTCCAAATATCATATCCACAAAATGGTAAGGTATCATGTGTTAGGTTGAGATATGTTCGATTACCCTGTCTTGGTTCACGAACTAGTAGTGACGGATCATACTCGCGTGCGTATTTGCTTGTTTGACCTAGATGGCGTGTTATGTTCGAATTATCCAATTGTGCTGTGCTCATGTTGTTCAATAGCTATTTTAATATAATTAAATCGAGTTTCAACGTCTCCGTTTAAATGAATTACAAGAGGTGACTCATCACAAGTTTCCATACTCCATATTACGTTTTCAAACATCCATTCTATGTCTGTTATGAATTTAGTATTAGTACTTCTCTCTCCATCATCTTCTAACTGGACTGGGCTTGTATAAAAAACTATATCTAAATTGTTAACTAATTCCTTGTACGCCTTGTCATATGTACTCTGCACCGTATCTGAAACTTTACCCTCCGTATGTAACCAGTTAGTATAGACGAGTCCGTCAATGATACATCTATCCATAATAACATTATCTAAGGAGTCATTACGTATATGTTGTTCCAAGATATATAATTGCGTGTTACTGTCTCCATCTTCATTTATCTTTAACCCACTGTGTAGTGCTGGACGAGTTACTTCATCAACATAATCAAATCTATCTCCGTAATGCTCTCGACACTTCTTAAGTAGTGTACTTTTTCCAGAGCATCCTGGTCCTGTAAAACTAATTCTCATATATCTTTACCTTTCATTAAATTTGTCTGTTAAGAACTCACACCACAACTCCACCGATGTATCATGTAGATTTTCAATTACCCTCCCCAACTGCAAGCCTTTAATAGATACTTACTTCTCTAATATAACATCACCAGAGTCAACCTCAGCTATTACTTTATGTATTATACAACCAGAAGTTTGTAATTCAAGTTTATATGCTTTTAGCTGTGGATCCTTTCCTTTAAGCTCTGGATATTTTGTTATTAACCCCGGATGGCCGTTGTATATATTTCGCTTATCACAAACTTCACCGGGAACAATTCGTAACCAACCGTGCATTGTGACTAACGCATCCTCAGGAATATGCTGTAAGTATTGATCAACCGTCGGTACTTTGTCTGTAAAAATAATGGATGTTTTACCGATGAGGTTCGAATTAATGGATTCAAAATCATCTTGTTTATTACAGAGAATCATATCTGGATATCTACCTACCTTTTCTGAGACTTGATGTATCTCAGATCCAGTTTGTGAAAACAGTGCCACCCAGAATTTCATATTAATTTCTATCCTGCCGTATTACAAACTTTTTCATTAATTTGGATATACCTAAAAGCTCAATACCTACAATGGTACCAACTTCATCAGTATCAAGTGCAACCATTGTGCCGTCCTTGGGATCGTTATACAGCATTACAGCGCCTACTTGGCCTTGTGGCTGCGCCTTATATACATACATCGCATCACAACTCTCATCATACGATACTCTATTGTCTGAATTATATTCAATCATTATTAATACATCTCACTTCCGATTCTGTTTCTATTACAACTCGTGCTCCACATGGCAGAATAGGTTTACCGTTACCACAATATGTCACTTTACATGGACCTTCAATCCAAACTTCATCACAATATTCATTGTTATTACCATGCCTACCTATTTTTACAGAAATAACAGGTTCATTAGTTTCGTTCTTTTTATTAGAACGAATCTTATGCTGATTCACATGAATATACTTTTTCTTCTTCTTCATATCGATCTAATATTTGCTTAAACATTTTAGTATTATATTGTACTAATTCAAGTGTATCTTCATCTACTTCTGCTTTAATTAAATCACACAACATAGTAGACGGCTTTTGCTGTAAACCTAGATTACCGTTATACCTTAGACCTTTGAGCGCAGCCACAATAGGGTTACTAGTGTCACAACTACGTATATTAGTAATGCTTCTATCAACATAATATCCAAATTCTTTTGCTAGACTACAACCAAGCAAGTGGTGCGGCTTAGACCATTCCCAATA